ACACATGGATGAGTGAACAAAGGATGCTCACTACAATGGGGTCGCTTGTGTAAATGCTTAGAATTGGCAACAATCATGTTTTGATCTTCCAAGTGTCGCTTGGAATCATTAGCAAGGAATTCCATCAATTCAACAATATTCATCCTCTTGCCATACGGAATGAATTTGTAATCATCAGCCATTTCATCCATCGTATTCCGGACAATCTTCACACGGAAAACAGAAAAATCCCATGCGTCAGGGTAAATATCCTTCTTAAATCGATTGTCAAGAGTACCCTCAGCGTTAGCACAATCTGGCCTCAAATGAGGTTTAATGACAACTTCAAACCGACGCATGATGGAAGCTGGGTTAACTGAAAAGAACGCAGAATGCAAATGATCCGTATTAGACGTCACGCCGACAACCTTAGCACGAATATCATTCTTCCCCTTCTTCTCTGCTTCTGGACTCAATGCACAACAGTGCATCGTATTGATAAACTGAATCAGAATGAAAAGAGGATTGCCTTCTGCACGCTCAGGTTTTGTATTACCCACATCATCAAAAATCACGCAGATATGCTGTGATCTATACTCCGACTGATACTTGTCATTGCCATTGATAGTGCACCAATATTCTTCACCTTCCGGTAAATCATTATGTTTACATACAACATGGCACGCCAAATTCATGATGATAGACTTTCCAATACCCGAGGGTCCGCACACAAAGATTCCATAAGGTTTAATACGCAGACCTGCTGCGCGCCACCCAGCTTGGACATCATTTGATAATTTGTTGAGACGAATGATGCGTGATTGCATTTCAGCGACCAACTTCTTGTCTTTTGAAGTTTTGTGAATCACAGAGTGTTCGTGGGTGACTTCTGTCAAATAGACAATAATGGCTGCTTCATTCTTAACGCCAAATTTCTTTGTTGCGGTTTCCATTCCACCAGTAACATTCAGGTGCACCATCTCCAAACAATTCCGGAATCGCTCATCCATATCACAAAAATCCTGATCATGCATAAGCAAAGACCAGTCATCCTTGCGCACAGCAGGAATAACTGAATCTATCATCCAATCAATAGTGGAAAAAATGTGGTGCAGAATAGAAGGATGCTCTCGCTTGATGGCATGTACATGGAATGCTCCATAAAATTCCTTTCCGATAACGGATTGGCAATCCTTGGGTAACATCCCTGACATTATCAACAATGAGATTAATCCTCCAATTCTTTTCCCAAAGGGTCCTTCTGTTAGGGTGGACCAATTGGACTCGAACCAGCCTGACTGGCCCTCCAATTTAACATCTTTATCATCCGAATCCTTTGTCAAAATCGTCACCATCAGATCATGGATCTTCAAAAACAACGATTGATTAGGAATCCAGGTCTTCAAAAACATTGCGACTGGGACAATCATGTCGGTCAGCCGTTCACGCGTTGATAATTCATAAAACAAAAAAATCAACGACTCGACGCGTGAAACAATAGACTCAACAAAATCATCATCAGTTTGCATCCTAATCAGAACCTGAATACGTTCCTTCATTTCGGATAATTTACTCAAACGAGATCCAACTTTTCC